AGCCAGATCATTACCAACGCTTTCTCCCGCTACTGGCAGGAGTGCCTAGCAACCCAAGTGCCGGTGGTGCTCGATGAGTTCGTGCTGGCCAACGTGCCGGGGCTCGATCCCGATGTAGCCATCAACCCGGACAGCGGCCTGCCGCCGGAGGGCCAGATTGTGCACCGCCACGCAGTGGACCAGCGTGGGCGCATCAATAACGATGCGGTGGCCTACACCATCGTGATGGACACCACGGTCGGCGATTTCAGCTTCAACGCCATGTACCTCATCAACAAGGCCACCGGCGTGGTGGGGATGATTGTGCACAAGGGGCTGGAAACCAAACTCAAGACCAACGAGGCCACCGGCCAGACCGGCAACAGCCTGGTGAAATCCATGCTGATGGAGTACGACCGGGCGGCGGAGGCCACCGCCACCCACGTGGACGCCAGCACCTGGCAAATCGACTATGCCGCCCGCCTGCGCGGGATGGATGACGACCTGCGCCTGCAGGCGCTGCAGTTCTTCGGGCCGGCTACCTTCTACGGTGACGGCTTCAAGCTGGTCAACGAGTCCGGGGTCTACAAGGTGCAGCCTGGGGTGGCCTACGTGGGCGGCCTGCGGGCGGAACTGAACGAGGTCAAGAAGGTGACCCCGGGCGCCAAGCCGGTGGGGCTCTGGCTCGACATCTACCGGGCGGGCTCCCTGCTCGATGCCTGGGTGAATCACTTCACCCTTAGCTTAAGTGTCCCGGAGCTCACCGACTACCTGGACAGCAACGGCCATCAGCACCATGTGGCCAAGGTGGCCATCGTCAATGCGGACGGCAGCGTCACCGACGTGCGCCGCAAGCGCACCATCGAGCTGACCGGCGATGTCACCGGCAAGGGCATCCTGGAAGACGCCCAGGGCGTCACCATCGCGGTGGAGATAAAAGACGGCAGCCACCGCCACCAGTGGGGTGAGCTTGACCAGGTACCGGCCACCGCCAGCCGCTGGCCCAGCTACGCCGAGGTGACCAACAAACCGGATCTGGCGCCGGCCAACCACACCCACCCGGGCACCATGACCAACGCGATCCCGCTATCCAAGGAAGACCTGAACTTAATTATCACCCCCGGCGTGTATCGCCAGGACTCCGACGCCAATGCGGCCCTGGTGCTCAACTACCCAGAAGCGAAATCCGGTTCCCTCATTGTGACCGGCGGCGCCGGAGTGCAGCAGCGTTACCACGTCTACAACACCAGTCGGGTCTATACCCGCGCCCAGTACAATACCGGTGCCTTCACCCCTTGGGCGCGGGACTACAACACCTTGAACAAGCCGACCGCCGATGACGTGGGCTTGGGCAAGCTATCCAACAAGGCCGCCAGTTACGACGCCACAGCTGACACCTACGCCCTGCGCGACGGGTCCGGCGACCTGCAATCCCGCACCCTGCGCACCAACCTGGTCGATGAGCAGCGCATGGTTGGCGCCGTGGCCTTTCGGGTCGATTACGGCAACGACAGCTATCTGCGCTACTGCAGTAGCCAAGCTGCGTTTCGTCAGTGGCTTAACCAGCCAACCACCGGTTGGGAGGTGGGTTTGCGCTTAGCGGTCACGGATCCGAATAACCCGATGACCGAATACCACATCCCGGGCAAGTGGGCGGTGATGACCTACCTTGCGAACGATGGCGCGTTTCGGATTGCCTCTTCAAACGGTGTCGGAGGCGCGACCTTCACCCGCATGACCATCGACACCGGGGCCAATGTCACTTTTGCAGGCACGGTGAGCGATGGATCAGGCCGCTGCTACAGCCCAGGCAACCAACCCCATTACACCCACAACCATAACGCGGCGCAGGGCAACGCCGACGTGGTGGCCGGCTCTTATCACGCCATCGGCGCCCATGTGTTTGCAGCCCTGATCCCGGCTGGGGGCAAAACCAGCCACGGCCAGCGTGCGGCCGGTGCTTACCTGCGCCCATGCTCGGCGGCTGAGTGGGGTTATGCCGGCTACAGCCTGCCGGGCACCTGGCAATGTATGGGCGACATCATGGGCGCCAACGACGATGACCGCTATGACGACCGGGCCACCTTGTGGATCCGGGTCGCCTGAGAGAGGAGAACCTGATGGAACGTATTGAAGTGCTCAGCGCCGTGCACCCTCGCCATTATGCGGCGGATCCCGACAGCATCACCCTGGACGTGCGCTTTGCCCACCTGCCTGAGCCGGTCCAATTCACTGCCCGCAAGGATGACCCGATGGAGCACGGCCGCGAGCTCTACAGCCGGGCCGTGTTCGGCGAGTTTGGCGATATCGAGGTGATCCCAATGCCACCGCCGACCAAGGCCGAGCAGCAGGCCCGCCTCGATGCGCTGCTCAAGCAGGCCGCCAATGCCATGGCCCCGCTGCTCGACGCCGAGGCGCTGGGCATCATCAGCGAGGCCGAACGCGAACAGCTCACCGCCTGGCAACGCTACCGGGTCGCCCTCTACCGCCTCCCCCAAAGCGAAGGATGGCCAGCGGAGGTCACCTTACCGGAGGCGCCGCGATGAACTGGACACAGGGGCCACTGCGCTGGCCCGCCAGTGCAGGCAGCGTACATACCCGCGCCCAGGGCGTGCTGGGTCAACTCCCGGCCACCCAGGACAGCGCCATGGCGCGCCTGCAGGGGCTGGCTGGGCGGGCTCAGTACCGGCCCCACCCGCTCAGCGAGACGGCCACCGCGCTTGCCGGCCTGCGCAGCGAGCTTGACCGCCTGCTGGTCACCGGCCGCTGCCTCACTGTCACCCCCTACCAGCACGGGGTCGGCCAACAGCAGGGCCAGCAGTTCAGTCTGGCCGCCCCCAATGCGGTGGCCACCCTGGCCGCCAAGCTGCAGGACGGGGCCGATCCTCTGCTGCCCACCGGACAACTGCATGCCCTCGCCTGGCTGGTCACCGGTAACAGCGCCGATGCGCTGGCCCGCCAGTTGGCCATCCTCTGCGCCCTGCTGCCGTTGCCGGAGTGGTGCGCCACTCTGCGCCGGCTCACCGCCAACAACGACCCCATGAGCCAGCCCACCGCGGCCAAGGTGCCGCGCTGGCGCGCCGATGAGCTGCTGAGCTGGGCACCGCTGCGCCCCTCCCGTCTGGCGCTCGGGGCTGAGCTCGCCCAGTTGGAGAGCCTGGCCAGGGACAGCCAGACCCCGATTGCCAAGTTGAAGGGGCTGGCGACACGCCGCGCCGACCGCCTGACTACCCTCGCCGAGGCCCTGGATGAGCTTGGCACGCTCTCAGGCAGCCTCTGGCACTGGCAAGGCCTGGGGGATGTGGCCAGCCTTGCCACCCAGCTCGGGCAGAGCGCGCCACCCGATCACAGCCAGAGCATGACGGTCGGCGCCCTGCTGCTCTCCCCCTCCCCGCTCACCTTCTGGCAGGAGTTAACCCCATGAGCCAAGCCATGCTGACCCTCGATGGCGAGCCCATCATCATGAAGTCGATGCGGGTGTCCGCATCGATGCAGTTTCAGGACAAGGACCAGAGCGGCCAGACCAGCTCGACCAGCAGCGCCGAACAGGGCGCCAAGGCCAAGGAGCTCGACGTCTCCGGCCTCATCCCGTTCAAGGATGAGCGCATGCTGAGCCGGCTGTTTGAGCTGGCCGACGCCAAGGGCAACGGCGGCAAGCGCCACGTCTACCGGGTCGGGTCGCTGCTGGCCAAATCGGTGAAGGTGCGCCAGGCCAAGTTTGCCGGCCGCATCACCGCCAGCGAACAGGAGGGACTGCTGGCCTGGCAGGTGCAGTTCACCTTGAGAGAGTTCAACTCGGTACCGGAGAAGCGTGAAGCCCGTTTACCTGGTAGCCCCGCCAACCTTGGCAAAGGCTCCACCGGAGCCACGGCAGCCAATGGCGGCCAGGGGCAAAACGGCGATGAGAAGCTATCCAAGGGGGAGGCTTTCTTTAAGAAACTGGACGACAAACTGGGGGATGTCCTGGCATGAAGCTGACCACCCGCCTGACCATCAATCACCAACCGGCTCACCTGGTCGAGCACGACATCATGCTGGATCTCAACGCCGGCGGCCGGGCAGCCCTGACTGCCCAGGCCGAGGTGCAAAAAGGCCAACCGATCGCCATCGATGTCGGTTACAACGGCGAGCTGCGCCGCTGGTTCACCGGTTATGTGTTCGACGTGCAGCCGGCCGCGGCGGGCTCTGTGCAACTGCTTTGCCGAGAACTGGCGGGCGTGCTGGCCGGTCGCCTCCCTGTCAGCATGCAGCATGCCACCCTGCGCAACCTGCTGGCCTGGCTCAGTACCGAGACAGGCTTGGTGTTCATGCTGCCAGCCGCGGCTGACTATGCAGACCGGCCGCTCCCCAACTTCACCAGCGCCGGCACCGGTTACCAGTTGCTGGAGCACGCCGGCCGCGCCTTCGAGGTGCCCGATTTTGTCTGGTACCAGCAACCCGATGGCGCCATCTTTGTGGGCAGCCATGCCGATTGCCGCTGGCATGGCCGGGAAGTCGATATCGACCCGGCCTGGACCGCCCGCCAGGCGGGCAACCTCATCACCCTGTCACCGGTACCAGCCATGCGCCCCGGGGCGACCGTCAACGGCAAACGAGTCACCCGGGTACGGCTCAAAGGGGATGAAATGACCCTGACCACCGTCACCCCGGGCAAAGTCAGCAAGTCGCGGGAGCGGCGCAAGATAGAGGGGGAGTTCCCAGAGCTTGCCGACAACATGCACCTGCCCAAGTTCGGGCGGGTCGAGGCCATCAGCGACAGCGCGACCGCTGGCCAGCTCAATGATCCCTTTCGCCCCCGCTATGCGGTGGACGTGCAACTGCTGGGCGAGGATGGCCAACCGGACAAGGCTGCCCCGCTGTATCGGGCGGTGCCGCTGCCGGTGCAATTCGGTGGGCAGGAACAGGGCCTGCTGCAGTTCCCCATTGAGGGGACGCTGGTTGAACTGGGGTTCGCCTTCGGGCGGGCTGACCGGCCTTTTATTCGCACCGTGCTCGGCAGCGGCTGGCCCCTGCCGGACATCGCCCCGGACGAGCAGCTGCAGCAGCAACGGGCCGAGGTATTCAGCCGCACCGACACCGTGGGCAACCTCTCCCGCCACACCGACCGGCGCCTGCATGACCAGGCCCTGCAGATGCACCACCAAAGTGACGACTACCTGGGGGAACATGGCCAGCATCGGCAGCAGGTGGCCCAGCACAGCATCGAGGAGGTGGGCGGGTTCAAGCTCATCGAGGCGCTGGGCGCCATCGAGCTGCTGGCCGGGGATGACATCACCTTGGGAAGCCTGGGCAACCTGAGCCAGACCACGACGGGGGACCTGATAGAGGTGGTGGGGCAACTGCGTCGGGCCGTTGCCGGCGAGCTACAACACCTGGAAGCGCCCCGTTCATGGATGGGGAGCGAGGGCGTGAACATCTTCCGGCTGCTACTGCAGCTGATGAACGTGGTGGAACAGCTGGCCGCTGCCACTGCCAGCCACACCCACGGCAGCGGGCCAGCCCCCGGTAACAGCGCAGCCATGACCCAACAGGGCCAACAAGCCAAGCTGCTGGCTGGCCAGCTCTCCCCCATCATCGAATAGGGATGCACACATGATCTCACTGACCCTTAATCAGGGCGCCATGCACCACCTGCTGGCGCGCCTGGACGCCGCCTCTCTGCCACCGGCGAAACGCCGGCGCATCACCCAGCAGATAGGCCGCGAGGTGGCCAAGGTGAACCGCCAGCGTATCAGAGCCGGCAAGGCCCCTGATGGCACAAAGTGGGCGCCGACCAAGAGCAAGCGCAAGCACAAGCGGCTCACTGGCCTCTCCAAGCGCCTGCGCTCTCGCGGTACCGAGGACGCGGCCATCATCGACTTCGACTCCCGCTTTGCGGGGATGATCGCCAACCAGAACCACCAGGGGATGTCACAGCCATTCACGGCAGCGCCGCCCAAGCCAGCACAACCGAGGAAGTCAGAACGAGGTAAGAAAAAGGAACCGTTCAAGCCTACGGATAGCCCTTGCACCCGTAGCCAGGCGCAGCGCCTGCGTGCGCTGGGGTACAAGGTGCTATCAGACCGAGGCGCTCGTCGTCGCTACCGCAAGCCCTCCCTCAAGTGGATACGGGAACATGTCAGTGTTACCCGGGCAGCCATCCTGATCAGGACCACCACCGGAGAGACCAGGAAGAACCGCTGGACGGTAGAGACCCCGGCCCGCCCCATGCTTCCCCAGGCCAACAACGACGAACTGCTGGCCATCGCCGCCAAGGCATTCCAGAAGATGGGATGGGGTGCCGGCCAGTAACCCGCCCACCATCACACCGCACACGACAGCGACGCATCAGCGTCGCTTTTTTGTGGCCAGCCCCCTGCCCTGCAGCCCAGGCGCGGCGGAGGAAACGCGCCACTCACGGAATCCGCACTCCTCCCCCCCCACCTTCGGGCTAAAAATGTGGCGTTTTTTGCACAAATAAAATGGTGTAAATCCATCGTCTAGCCCGCGCCGTGGCTGGGCTCTTGGGGGGAATTCAGAATTTCACAAAACGTCATTCGATGATCATTTTGGGGCGGTTTGATCCACCCCATCAAGCGGTGAGAAAAACGTAAGTCATTGAAGATGAACAGATAGTAGTTACTTTTCGTGAGGATCTGAGTCGGTGTGATGGATCTGGTGCGACCACAAGGGGAAAGCGGTTAAGCCTTATGCGGCAAGGCTTGGCGGGCCATTTTGACAAGGATCCAAAATTTCACCAGTGAAACGTTCAGAGCCCTAGATACAGCCAAATGAGCTGCATGGAAAATAAATGGTAATGGAGCCAAGGGAACGTAAAGCTGAAACACTCCTTTGTATGGATAAGGTTCAACCCATCAACTCCATCACCTAAATTTAAATACACATCATTTAATTATAATGGTTTTCCACCATTCAAATGAAACCAATCAAAGTGATTAGGAGAACCATAGGTCATACTAATTAACAATGGAGCTTCTAAACATTTTTCTGATGTCCAAGTTAGCTCACCATACCCATTAGCACCAGATGTTGTACCTTTCAGGATCAGCGTCCCATGATTTCTAGAGTTAAGTGTTGCACCATCCTGATTTACAGGACTTCCGATAAAATGGCCGGAGGCAAAGAGGTTTTGCCCTGGATTGGTATCTTCTGTGTACTCATTACCATCTCCATTTATTAG